ACTGGATGGGCACGGACAAGTTCTACGCCTACACCGGTCGAGTGGAAACGTTGCCGTGTGCGCTGCGTCAGTTTGTGTTTAACGACATCAACCTTGAGCAGTCGTATCAGTTCTTTGCTGGCACGAACGAGGGCTACAGCGAAATCTGGTGGTACTACTGCTCTGCCAACTCGACGGTGATTGACCGGTACGTCGTGTACAACTATCTGGATCAGGTTTGGTACTACGGCACGCTTGGCCGCACGGCATGGCTAGACAGCCCGCTGCGTCAGTATCCGATGGGTGCGACCTACAGCCACACAATTGTGTTCCACGAGAATGGCAACGATGACATTGAGGTGAGTGGTCAGGTTGTTCCGATCAACTCCTACATCCAATCTTCTGACTTTGATATCGGCGACGGTCACAACTTTGGCTTTGTCTGGCGGATGATTCCCGATATTACGTTTGATGGCTCGAGCACGCCGTCGCCCGGCAAGCCGGAGGTCACCTTCACCGTTCGTCCCCGCCAGAACCCTGGTGCGCCCTACGGTACGGCAGATACGCCGACTGTCGCGTCGACACAATCCTATAACGGCGTGCGGTACTACACGGTTCAGGAGTTCACGGAGATTGTGTATACGCGCCTGCGCGGTCGGCAGATGGCATTCAAGGTCAGCTCTAACCAGATCGGCTGTGCATGGCAGCTAGGCGCTCCTAGAATTGACATCAGACCTGACGGGCGTAGATGAGTACGCAGATTGTCACCACGGAGGTCGTTACTCTATCAAGGACAAGAGCGCCAGCGCTGCCGGTTGCGCCGACGGACTACAGCCGCCAGTATCAGGATCAGCTCAACAATGTGCTGCGTTTGTACTTCGCGCAGTTAGACAACTTTATTGCACAGCTTATGGCTAACTCATCGACACTACCCGTTTCAATCGGGGGCACCAATGTGGATGCCTTCGGACGGCTGCGAGTAAGTCAGCCATACACGCTGTTTGACAGCCAGAACCGCTACGCCGCTGACAATCAATTTGATGTTGCAACCACCGGTACTGGCACGACTACCTTCCTCTCCAATGAGGCGGCAGTCAAGATGGAAGTCACTGGAGCCGGTGTTGGCTCGGTGACCCGTCAGTCTTATCGCTCGTTTCCCTATCAGCCGGGTAAGGGTCTTTTGCTGCTTGCGACTTTTGTGATGGACTCCAGCACCAGCGTCAACTTGACACAGCGCGTGGGTTACTTCAACGACAGCAACGGTGTGTTTTTCAAGCGCACTGGGTCAACCAACTCGTTTGTGCTGCGCTCCAGTTCCACCCCCACTCCCGGAACGCCCAGCGACATTCGCACCGTCAATCAGGCAGATTGGAATGGCGACAAACTGGATGGCACTGGGGCTTCCGGTCTGACGCTTGATTTGAGCAAGGCGCAGATTCTCTGGATGGACTTTGAGTGGTTGGGCGTGGGTTCGGTGCGTTGCGGCTTCATCATTGATGGGACGTACATCACTTGTCATACCTTTGAGAACGCAAACGAAATCACATCGGTCTACATGACCACTGCCATCCTGCCGGTACGGTATTCAATCACCAGCACAACTGCGGCTGTGGCTGCATCGATGAAAGCCATTTGCTGCTCAGTAATTTCTGATGGTGGTTATGAGGCAACCTCCATCGACCATGTAGCAAGAAGGATAAATGCAACTTCGGGATCAACTATCACAACTTCTTTCTACCCTATCGTGTCGATACGCCTAGCATCAACGGCGCTAGGTGCGGTTGTGATTCCTTCGTCTTTTAACTTCTTGCCCACAACAGCGGATAACTATGAGATCGCTTTGATCAAGAACGCGACACTTACTGGTCCATCTTGGACCGCAGTGCCCTCGGATGCGAATGTTGAAAACGACATTACGGCAACGGCAATGACGGGCGGCATCATCGCCTCTAGTTCATTTACTACGGGCAAATCTGGTCCTAATCCGCTTTCCCTTGACGGTTCTTACAACTGGGATTTGCAGTTGGGGGCATCTTTGGCTGGGGTAAGTGACATCTACACATTAGCCGCCAGAGTTGTCACGACTGGTGGCGCTGGGTCTGGCGGGGGGGTAGGTTCCCTGTCTTTTTATGATTTGACGCAATAGAGTGCTAAACTTGACAAAATTCCTGTAAATAGAGTAGCTATGCCGTATAAAGATCCGGAAAAGCGAAAAGCCCACGACAAAAGAAGGGCTGAAAAAGCAAAAGCAAGAAGGCTTGTGGATCCTGAATTTGCAGCAAAAGAAAAGTTAGCAAGAAGAAAATGGTATGAAAAAAGATATCACGGTGCTGATCAAGATTACAAGCGCCAAAAAAATGCTAGAAGGGTTGTGTCGAGATATGGTTTAACGGTAAAACAATATCAAGATCTTCTTGAAAATCAAGGTTATGCGTGTGCGATTTGTGGCACGCCTCATTTTGATGAGAACGGCAAAAGACTTTATATCGACCACAATCATGCAGACGGTTTTCAGGCGGTAAGAGGTTTGTTGTGTGCAAACTGCAATTTTGGTCTTGGTCTTTTCAAGGATAGTCCGGCTATATTAAGAATAGCCGCAGAGTATTTGGAGCAAAAGTTATGAGTCTGCACACATTAGCGCAACACCTTCAAGGTGCTGGTAGAGGGCAAGATTCCGTCCTTGTTCATATGACCCCGCGTGAAGTCCAAAGCTTGCAAACGTTGGCAATGGCTCATGGTGGCAGCCTTACGGTCAACCCACAGACTGGTTTGCCGGAAGCGGGCTTCTTGTCTGCTCTGTTGCCTATGGTAGCGGGCGCATTCTTGGGTCCGGCTGGTATGGCTGTCAAATTTGGCGGCCTTTCTAGCGCAATGTCGGCTGGCCTGTTGACCGCAGGTATTGGCACACTTGCCACCGGCAGTTTAGGCAAGGGCTTGATGATGGGTATGGGCGCTTACGGTGGCGCAGGACTGGGTGCTGGTTTGTTGGGGCCAAGTGCAGCAACGCAAGCGGCAGCGTCTCAAGCCGCAGCGGCTGCTCCTAGTGCAGCAGCAACAGCAGCATCAAATGCCGATAAGCTGGCTGCTATTAGCGCAAACCCTGCTGGTGTATTGCCGCCGCCTACGCCCGCAAGCATTATCGCCAAGGCTCCAGCAGGCGGCACGATGGTTGGTGGTCAGTTTGTTCCAACTCCTACAGTAGGCGCGCCAGTTAATCCAATCGTTAGACCAACTGCGGCAAACGTACCAACAACGCAGGGTGTCACTGCCGTAGAACAAGCAGTAAAAGCACCAACGCTAGGCGAACGGTTCCAGCAGTTTGGTGGCAAGTTATTTGGTGGCGGCGAAGAGGGCAAAGAGGCACGCAAGAACTTTTTGCAAGAATATGGAATGCCACTGGCGGCTTCTGGTGTTGCGACTTACATGCTGTCGCAAGATCAGCCAACGATGCCGCAGCAAGCACCGGGTCAGCCAATTCGTCCTACCCGCACGTACACGGGCGAATACATCGCTGGTCCTACGCCAGGGCTTTCAGGTGAGCGTGATTACACCTTTTTAGCAGAAGGCGGTCTGGCAGGGTTGCCAGTAGAGAAGATGTCGCAAGAGGCATCTACTGGTGCGAACACGAACTACCCGATGGCAAACATTCGTCCGTACGGATATATGGTGCCGCGCAATGAGCCGATATCGGAGAACGTATTCAAGCCTATGGATTACCAGCGGACAGATCCGTACACCGGTGAGCAGAAGCTTGCAGGCGGCGGCATCGCGTCTTTGGCAACAGGTGGATTTGTTTCCAAGTTAAAGGCTGTAGCAAAGCCAGCGGAGCCCAAGCCTAAGTTGCAAAGCCCCGCAGCGCTGAACAAGAAGATTGCATCGTTGGAAAAGTTTAGCGATCTTGATGCCTATCAAAGTCAGGTTAATGATTTAAGGGCGCAGCTTACTGAGTTGAACAGGAACGCAAGAGCTAATGCAAGGCCGATTGCGGATTTGAATAAACAACTTGCAACTGCTAACGCAGGCTTAACGCAAGCCAAGGCATATCAGTCTAACGTTGCCGCCCGTGACAAGATGGTGGCTGCGAATGAAGCGGCCACAAACAAAGCACAAGCTACATATGACGCAGCAATGGAAAAGTACAACGCATATCAAGATGCGTTAGCGGCAGAGAAGCAGGCTTGGCAGGATGAGACTGGCCGTAAAGCTACTGGTGTGCAAGCACTACGCCCTGCGACTTTTGAAACTGCGGAAGCAATACAGAACAAGATTAGGGCGTTGCAAGAACAGAAGGTTAATTCTTTAACATCTTCGCCGAAAGAGTCTACCGCTAATATTGATCAACAGATAAACGCGCTCAATGCACAGCTAAAGACCGCAGGACAGTACAAACCACTGTCGAAGTTTGCGTACGATCCAACCACTCGGTTGATGGAAGAGAAGGACATCCAAGCTATCTTTGAAGATGTCGCTGGCCGTCGCCCGACAGCAGCGGAGATGGACAGGTTCTTGGGAACCAGAACAAGCGACGCAGCTATTGCTACGTTTGCGACTAAGTTGCCTGATGTAACAGCAAGGATGTCGTACACCGACGACGACTTGCGTGAGAACTGGCAGTACTACACCGGGCGTGAGCCTACTAGCGGTGAGCTTGCGGCTATGAAAAAAGCCAAGCCAACGAACTTTAATCAGTTGCGCAGCTATATCAAAGGTCAGGCAGCGTTCCTTGAGAATGTTAACAAGCTTGGGCTAGAGTCAATCACTGCTGCCACCAAGCTTCCTGTGGAAACGATCTCAACAGCATTCAAAGACGTGCTTGGCAGACAGCCGACTTTAGAGGAAATTAACAAATACTCTCAAGGGCAAACACAGCAGTCGTTGGTAGAGGCGCTGAAGCAAACGCCAGACTACAAGCAGAAGTTTACGCAGGGCTTGATACCTCGGTTAGATTTTGAAAAGTATGCGCCGGGTACCGTGCTTGAGTACAAACCTACCCAGCAGGTGCAGACTGGACTTGGAACTATTAGCGGCTTAACGCCGACGCCATCAGGTATGCAGACACCACAGACTCGTGGTCCTGTGACGATTCAAGGCGCTATGCCGCTGAACCCAACGTTCCAAGAGCAGCTTGGCTTGCAGACGTTGGCGGCTCAAGCGGCAGAGACTGCGCCTGCGTTGCAGCGTGGTCTGCGATTTGACACACCAGCAGCAGCGCCAGCGCCGAATCAGTTGATGCCCGGCTTAACTGGATTAACCCAACCACCGCCACAACAGCAGAACTACGAGCAGCAGTTGGCAAACATCGGTGAGAAGCAAATTCAACCTGCGGTGGCGCAATCTAACGCAGTAGCCCAGCCGGGAGTGGTAATTCCCGCGGATGCTTCTGCAAATACGGCACCGGTCACGATGATGGCGATGGGTGGTTATGCGCGTGGCGGGTATCACTTGGGTGATTACTCTGACGGTGGTCGTTTATTGAAAGGACCCGGCGATGGAGTTAGTGATTCAATCCCTGCTTCTATTGGTGGCAGGCAGCCTGCTCGTCTTGCTGATGGTGAGTTTGTAATCCCAGCGCGGATCGTGTCCGAACTTGGCAACGGTTCCACTGATGCTGGTGCTCGCAAACTGTACGCCATGATGGACAGAGTGCAGCGAGCGCGACGCAAGTCGATAGGAAAAAATCAGGTAGCAGTAAATAGCAGGGCAGAGAAGTTGCTGCCTGCATGAAGTTAGACATAGCGTTAATACCTTACGGCGCGGTAGCCGGAACAATTCCGGCCATCATGCCGTATCTGGTGGAGTCGGCAAAGCGCAGTAGAGGTCGGTCAAGCGTGGACGATATTCTGCGCTTCCTGTTTACAGGCGAGATGCAGTTGTGGGTGGTGTTTGATGATGAGACCAAAGAGGCGCACGGTCAGTTCATCACGCAGGTCAAGCAGTATCCGCAGTTTAAAATGTTGGTCATTCAGTATGCGGCAATGTTGCCAAACAAGATGGCGCAGATAGAACCGCTGATGCAAGAGTACGCAAAGACTTACGCAGTAGATGCTGGGTGCAAGGGCATCGAGTTTGTTGGCAGACCGGGTTGGAAGAAGCACGCTGAGAAGTATGGCTACACAGCACAAAGCGTGACGTACCAAAGATTTTTTGAGTAGAGGCTACTATGAGCCGTATATCTTTTGCAATGATGGAAGCTGGGTTTATCCCCGGCAATCTTGGCGCTTTCAAAGCGGAGGGCGGCAAGATTCGTTTGTATGACAGTGGGCCAAGTCAGCAGCAGCCGACATCTCAAACGGTAACGCAATTAAGTTACCCAGAAGAGTTCAAGCCGATGGTCACCGAGACTGCCGGTCGCGCTCTGGCGGAAGCATCACGGCCATATACCCGGTACATGGGTGAGCGGATTGCTGGCTTTGATCCATTCCAGCTAACGGCACAGCAAGCGGTAGCCAACCTTGGCCCTGCGCAGCAGCTTGGCCCAGCATCACAGTTTGCAACAGCGGCTGGCTTGAAGGCGGGCGATGTACAGTACGCACCGCAGCAGTTCGGCACAGCCAGCTTTACTACGCCTGGACTGGCTAGTTTGTATATGTCGCCTTACTCGCAGAACGTCATTGACATTCAGCAACGTGAAGCGCAGAGACAGGCAGACATTGCCAACCAACAGTTGAAGGCGCAGGCAGTAAGTCGCGGCGCGTACGGCGGTAGTCGTCAGGCGATTATGGAGGCCGAAGCGGCTAGGAATCTAGCGCAGCAGAAGGGCGATATCCAGCAACGCGGGCAGCAAGCTGCGTTCGAGCAGGCGCAGAACCTATATGGCACCGAGGCGGCAAGAGCGTTACAGGCGCAACAAGCGTTAGAACAGTCTCGTCAGTACGGCGCTGGCTTGACCATGCAGGGATTGCAGACGCAGTTGCAGGCAGCCCAGCAGTTGGGTGGTCTTGGCGCAGAACAAATGAAGCAGCAGCAAGGTCTTATCAACGCGTTGCAGGGTGTGGGGCAGCAGCGGCAGGCGTTGCAGCAGCAGATGCTAACTCGTGAGTACGAAGACTTCTTGGCGCAGAAACAGTACCCGTATCAGCAGATTGCATTCATGACAGAGATGCTAAAGGGTATGCCGCAGCAGACCACGCAAGCTATCTACCAAGCGCCACCATCGTTGACAGCACAGTTGGCTGGTCTTGGCACAGCGGCGTACGGGGCAAGCAAGTTTTTTGCTGGCGGTGGTCTAGCCGATCTAGCAGTTGATCATCTGTCGAGAGGTTGATGATGAAGCGAGATGATTTTGGAATGCGGATAGACGAGATCCGTGAACTTGCTACCAAGTACAGCAAGCCTGATTTAGCACGCATGGTGCAGATGGGGATGCTGGATCCGCAGCGTGCGCTGATGGCTGGCATGATGATTGACCGGATTGCCAAGTCTGCCATGCAGCCTCCGCAGACTACGGTTGCAGAGGATGTGCTTTCTCCGCAAATGCCTACGACTGCACAGGGTCAGATGCCAGAGGGAATTATGGCGGCGGCAGGCGCTCCTGCTCCTAGTGCGGGCGTGGCAGCGTTGCCAAGCGGGATGCGAGAGATGGCAGGCGGTGGCATCGTGGCATTTGCCGACGGTGGTGACATACCCGGATATGCAGACGGCGATCTTGTGTCTGGTAGCGATACGTTCCGCAGAGGTCTGGCAACACAGCCGGGCGGTGAAATGCCTGAGGTGCCTGCTGCGCCCGCTGGAGACAGTTTGCCGGCGTTGCCGGGCGGCTTTAGGTTCCGCGAGTACGGAAAGACAGCAGCGCCAACATTGCAAGGCGAATTTGATATCAGCAAAGAATCAGAGCGGCTGGCAGGCGTGGATACGCCGGAGTTATTCCGCAAGTTACGCGAAGAGGAGTCTGGCCGCCGCGAGGAACTGAAGAAGCGTAGAGAAGAAGCAAAAGGCGAAGCGCTGTTAATGGCTGGTCTTGGCTTGATGGGCGCTCGTCAGGGACAAGAATTTCAGGTACTTGCAGACGTTGGTAGGCAGGCAGCGCAGCAGTACAGCGCTTCCGTTCGAGACATCCGTGAAACAGAACGCGATATCAAGAAGAGTGAACGCGAGTTGCTGTTAGCAGAAGATCGATTTAAGCGCGATCAGTCAGCCAAGAATGCTGAAAGACTTGAAAGAAAGCAGAGCAAGTACGACGATCAGCAGCTTAAAGCTGTTGATCAGTACAACGATGGCGTTAAGACACTTGCTAGATTTATTGCTGACAAAGAGAAATTGGATATTGAAACCGCTACGCGCAAAGCTCTTGCGGTTTACGAGGGCGAAAACAGAATTGCCGTCGAAAAAATGCAGCAGAGCGGTGCGTTTGCAAGAGCAGGTATGGGCGAAACATCTACGCTGGCAAATCAAGTTTTGGCAGATATGCGCAAGACTAATCCAAATGCTACGCTTGCCGACGCTCTTGCTATTGTTAAACCCGGCGCTGGAGCTAGTCCTGCGTCTTTAGCTGACAAGGCTGCTGATAATGTAGCCAAGCGAGCACAGGTTGATATAAATTTTGCGATGAGCTTGCGAGATCCGAACGCTTATGCAAAGGCGGTTGAAGAGGAAACCAGAAGATTGCAGGCCGGCGGTGGTCAGCCTTCGACAGTTACAAACCCATTCAAACTAAGCCCAGAAGCACAGAAAGCATTATCACAATACGGCGGAAAATAAATGGCAACAGTACAAGAGCTTGAGCGAGCCTTTCTAAACGCACACAACGCGGGAGATAAGCAGGCCGCACAGGCTCTTGCCGATGCTTTGCGTCAGGCGATGGTTTCACAGCCTGCGCCACAAGCTCCTGCTGCTCCCAAAGAACGCACCACGTTTGAAGCGGTCAAAGATGTAGGTGCCGGGCTAGTGTCCGGCGCTGGCGCGCTGGCACAGTTGCCAGGTCAGTTATACGGTCTAGCCACAGGTGATTTCTCCGACACTGGCTTAACCAAGGTTGGGCGCGAGCTGCGCGAAACCGGCGAAGGTATGAAGTCGGAGGAGCTGAAGCGCTTGGAGGCTGAGCGCGCGGCCAAGATAAAAGAGGCTACCAAAGAAGGCGAGTTTTCTGCTGGTTTTACCGCGTTCAAGGAGACCATCGCTAACCCAGAACTGCTCCTTAACTTCATCGCAGAGCAGGCACCCAATCTACTCCCCGGTCTAGCTGTTGCTCGCGGTCTTGGTATGGCTGGCAAGACCGGCGCTGCTTTTGTTGGCGCGAAAGCTACGGGCGCGGTGCAGCAAGGCGCTGATGTTGGTGCGGACACTTTCCAGCGGATGCACGACGAGCTTACCAAGAAAGGCGTAAGCCCAGAAGAAGCGACAGGTCAAGTGCTGGGCATGGCAAGGTTGGCTGGTTTAGGGGCCGCCAGTATTTCATACTTCGCAAACAGCCTGCCCGGTGGCCGCGCTATCGAAGAGGCGATGGCAAAGATACCTGTGAAGCCCGGTAAGTTTGGAAGAGTTGGCACTGCCGTTAAGGGTGGTGCTGGCGAGTCTGTCGGCGAAATGATTGAAGAAGGCGGCGGCAAGGTAGTTCAAAACTTGGCGATGCGGGATGTTAAGCCAGACCAAAGCCTTACAGAAGGTCTGGGCGAGACGATGGGTATGGCTGCTGTCGGTGGTCTGGGACTGGGTACAGCGGTTGGCGCATTCCGTCGTGAAGCGCCAGAGCCAAAGCCAGAGCCTGCTGCTGAACCAGCAGCGGGTGCTGCGCCTCCTGTAGAACCTGGTGGTGCGGCAACGTTGCCACCAACAGAAAGGGCTGCACCTGCGGGCGCACCGCCGGAAGCTGTCGTTTCAGAAGATGAGTTACGCGCTCGTGCAGAAGCGCCGCCAATAACAGAAGCCGAGTTTGTCCAAGGCGAACCGTCGCCACGTCCGCCAGAGCTTGCAGAGATGGAGCAAGACATGGAAGCGCTGGGCAAAGAGGTAAAGCGCTTGGAGCGCGGAGAGCCTGGCAAGAGTCTGTGGTCGGCCATCAAGGGCAACCTAATACCGTCTGACTTCAGCGAGCTAGATGACAAAAAGTTCAGGATGCTACTCGCACCCAAGGGCACACGAGGCACGTCAATCGCTGACCTGACTGCAAGCGGTCAGTTAAACGACTGGCTGCCAGAGCAATATCACGGTTCACCAGATCAGCTTGAGTTTGGCCGTCTAGAAGGCGACGAACTAGCCAAGGCAAAAGATGCCGAAGAATACATCAAGGATCAGCTACGCCAAGGAAACTACCTAACCTACGCAACCAACATGCGGTTGCAGCAGATTGGTGTTGAGTTATCAAATATAGAGGATGCCTACAGGGAGTATGCAGATGCAGAAACATTCAACACCCTCGTCCAAGAAGCGGTTGATGAGCAGAGAGGACTTTATGAAAGCGTTGCGGGCGCTCCCACCGAAACAGAGGCTAGAGCTGTTGAGCCACCTGCGCGAGTTCTCGAACAAATCCCAGAAGAGCGAGTAGAAGAAGAGTACTTCCCAGATCAGGAAGAGATAGAAATTCGAGGACGCTTGGCTGATCAAGCATCTTCAGAAAAAACAAAACAGTTGTTTTCTGTTGCCGAGCAAATTCCACAAACAGATAGTGTTTCATCGATCAGAGAAAATTGGATAGGTGGAGTATCGGGAATAGGCGAAAGAGAGCTTGCCTATCAATTGCCATACGTAGAAGGTGGCATTGAATACACCGAACAATTGCAAAAAATTATAAGAAACGAACTTGGCGATTCCTTCAAGGGATACCGCCTGATGTCGAAAGAAGAGTTCGAAGAATTAAAAACTGGTTCAGCGGGAACCCAACTGGTTTCTGTGTCTCTAGACCCAGAGGTTGCAAGAGCATTTAAGAACATTCCTAGCAACGCAAAAAGAAATGATTTAGTTATTGCCGAAATAGATTTGACTCCAGATCATGTGCAAATGCTTGGTCATACCGGCGAATCTGAGTTGGTGATTGATTATGGTGTTGGCTACAATCCAGATGAAATTCAAGATGTTTCAGGAGGTTTTGCTGAGCGCGAAGCATCGGCCATCAATAAAGACCCAGAGAACGAGCGCATAGAGAAAGAGCTAACCGGCAAGACCATGCTGGAGGTATCGCAGTGGGCTGTTGATAACGCACCTAACAAGTTTGCAAAAGCCATCGCCCAGAAGGTAATGAACCGCCTGAACGGTATGGCTCGGCGTGGCATCAAGCTAGAGTTTGAAGTGGCGAGTGGCAAGAGCCGACCCGCCAAGATGTTTAATGCTCGCGGCTTGGTTGAGTACGACTTTGGTCGTGCTGGCGAAGGCAAGCAGCCATCATTTAAGCTGACCATCAACGGCGCTCCCGTGATGGACAATCAGTTTGGCTATCCGCCCGGCACTCGCTATATCACTGTCTTGCACGAGTTGCTGCACGTTGCCACTAGCGGGCAGATCAATGTACTCAAGGGCGACGATCCGCTCGTAAAAGAACTGCGCGGGTTGTTTAACCAAGTGGTTGATCACTTCAACACAGAAGTTCGTGCTGGGCGTATCACGCCTTTCATGAACAGAATGTACAAGCAGGAAATCAATGCGCTGACAGATCCAGATGAGCTGCTGGCGTGGGGCATTGCTGACCGTGAGATGCAAGAGTTCTTGAGCGAGATCAAGGTTGGCGACAAGACCATCATGGACAAGCTTGTGGAGTTGATCCGCAAGATACTGAATGTCACCAAGCCATACCTGACAGCGTTAGACCAGCTTGTCAAAACCACCGAGTCTATTCTTGACGAAGACGTAGACGTTGTTGCCGACAAGATCGTTGCCAAGCGGTACAGCTTTGGCAGCAAGCCTGGCTTGGGTGAGGCAGTACAGGGCACCTTGTTCCAGAAAGAAGGCAAACCATTTGAAGATGCGCCTGCCGACGCCTCGGAAGAACCCAAGCGTATGCAGGACAAGTTGGAAGAGAAGTGGGACAGAATGCGGACGGGCGCTCCGAAAGAGAAGCCGTCTAGCTTTGAGGGCGTGC